GGGGCGGGGGGTGGCTTTGGCCCCCCCCGCCCTTTATCTTGAGGATCATCAGAGATGACCCGCGAAGCAGACAACACCGTTCGTCTTTCAGGTCGAGATTGGGTCGGTATCATCGCAATCGTCGTCACGGTGCTGATTGCCCTGCTGTCTGCGTTCTTGCACCATGACAGGCTGCTGATGCAGGTCGTGACGCAGCAGCAGGAAATGGATCGTCGGCTCACCAAGATCGAAACCAAACTGGAGGCATACAGGCCATGACCAAGAGTTGGAAGACCACCGTTGCTGGCGTCGCTGCAATCCTGACCGCTGTCGGGTCTGCTCTGACTGCAATGTTCGACAACGATCCGGCGACCGTCATGGACATCGGCGCAACCGTTGCCGCGATCATGGCTGGAGTCGGCCTGATCCTCGCACGCGACAACGACAAGTCGTCAGAGGACGTCGGTGCACGCTGACCAACCATGTCGTGGTTTGCAGACATCCTCAAAGCGCTGTTCGGCGCGATCCTCGACAAGTACGGTGATCGCACGCCAACGGTTGCGGAGGACGGCATTCGTCGCCCTTCTGTTCTTCGCAGGGCTGGTGATCGCATTCGCGAGTGGATGCACTCGCGTCGTGCTGGTGAGCGAGGGAAGTCCGATCAGGCTGGGGCCGGAATGCAAGACCAAGGTGTACGTGATGACTGACACAGGCTGGGAACTGTCTCCCAACCACGTCACGATCCCTGAAGGGTGGTACGTCGTGCCGCCCTCTTTCGTTGAGGAAACAAAGTAATGCCAAGCGTTGCACTTACCACCACTCCGCGCTTTTGGATGAAGGGCTACAGCACAAACCTTGCTGTGGCAGGCGCCAACGACTCCACCGTCGCCACGCTTTCGACGAACGTCCCTGCTGCCAACACGCTTGGCGTGCATTACGTCGCGGAGCGCAATCTTGCGAAGTTGATCTTCTTCGGCGCCGGAAACGAGAACGCGCAGTTCTACGCCAACGTCTACGGCTTCGCGCCCGTGCAGGGAGCCACCAGCGGATCGCTATGGGTTCCGACGCTCATCTGCCGACTGCTGTGCACGCTCTCGACCACCGTCGGCGTTGCGAGCCAGCAGATCGCCGACACCGACAAACTGTGTGACGCCATCGCGCTGATCGAAGGCGATCCGACCATCAAGATCGTCAGCGACGTCAACAATCGTGTCGCGTCAGTTCTCGTCGACCTCGAAGGCGCGCACTACCTCGCCGTCAAGTTCGACTGGACTTCGCTTGCCTCACAGAGCACTAACGCCAACTTTGCTTTCGCGACGCTCTGATGCAACTACCCGGCTTGTCATTCGCCAAGTCATATGGCGCCACGGGATACTGGCGGCAGTCGTGGCTTGGCTTTGACGGCGTGACGCGGTTCAAGAACGAACTTGACGGGCCTCTGCGCGATCAGATGCTTGTGACGACTCCGGCCATGCTTGCGGAGATGAGTGCCCCGTCATCTTCAGAACCGACGTTCGGAGCAGGAAACGTTCCTATCATCTTCCACATTGGAAGCAGGAATGTCGTCAACTGCCTACCGACGCCGACAGTCACCGTTCAAGGGTCGCAACACACGTCAAGCACATCCCATGCATACGGCCTGACAACGGAGACATTCTCCACGATCAGCAACTCGAACCCAATCACGTTGATGGCGTTCGTGAAGGTCAACACGTCGAACACAAACTCCGAACAGGTCATCATGGGCCTGTACGGAACAACGACGTCGCAGACCTTTGTCGAGTTGTACATGACCCACGATGGGGCTGGTCACAGTCCAGCATTGCGATGGGGAACGCCTGCGTCTGTCGTTGGAACCATTGACGACTCATTCAACGGAACGCAGCCGACCGACAACTACTGCTCGAACGAGGCATACTTGGGCGAGTACGACTACGTGCACGTGGCGGCTGTCATTCGCGGGACAGACGCGAAACTGTACGTCAACGGACAGTTGCAATCGACAAGCGACGTCAGCATCTCGCAAACGATGGGCGCTAGAACGATTGCGATTGGTGCACGCCGGATCAACACCACGGTCACGCTTGGCGCGCAAGCGACTTTTACTCACGTAGCCGTCTACAAGGCTGCAATGACACGTTCGCAGATTGCAGCCATCGCTTCGTGCGGGCTTCGCATGAAGGACTGTCGCATGCAGAGCGATGCGCAGGTAGTACCGTTTCCATCGCCGTTTGACAGGCATGCACAAGGGAGCCTTGTGAACAGCAATGACATGTTCACGCGCTATCCGAAGCAGAACTGCGGAGTCTTCTGCTACGAGGTGAGGGAAGACGGTTCAAGAGGCTTCACGGTCGTCATGCAACTCGACAAGATCAACGTTGCCGCCATGACCGTCGGTCAGAAGCACACTTTGTTTGACATGCTTCAGAATGCTGGTGGCACCGGAGGAGCAGGGCCGGGCAGCACGTTTGTCACCTACTCTTTTGGCGGCGTTTACCTGAACAAGGTCAGCGCAAACACCGTCTACCTTGAGGCACGGTGGGGAAGCGATGGCGGCGGGACTGCACAGAACAGCGTGTTGCTGAATACGACGTCGAACGTGACGATGAACAGTCGCGGGCACATCGCCGTCGTCTTTGGAGCCAACAGCAACAGCACCAACAGGCTCGAAATCTACGTTGACGGAGTGCTGAAGCACTCGCATCCGATTCAGAGCAGTCCAAACACGGGCCTTGGCTCGTACAACGTCATCGTTCCGTCATGGCATGAGCCAATCGGGCTTTCGAGGACGGAGTCGAGCGAAGGCAGCGGCGACCTGCTACCGCGCGTCACCAGCGGGCCGTTTGCATTCTTTCCTGTGCGGCTCACCGGAGGTCAGGTCAACAAGTTGTATCGCGTGTGGAAGGGCATTCGGGGCAACCGACACCGCTTCAACCACAGGCTTCCGCGTCGCTACTTCCAGTACCACGGGCCAACGAGGCAGGTATGAGCACACTCAAGGTCAACACCATCCAGTCGAATACCGCTGGCACGGTCACGTTCGCCGAACCTGTCGCTGTCAACAGCAACCTGACGGTCAGCGGAACGTCGACGGTCGTCGAGCAGTTCACCTCTCGAAGCATTGTCGACACGGCGACTTCTGACTCGTCGAGAATCGCGGTGAGCGACGCTGGCGTGACAATCGCTCCGGCGACGTCCATGTCATCGACGCTCACGGTCAGCGGTCAGATCACATCCACCGCCGGAATCGTCGTCAACGGTGGCGGCATCACGGTCAACAGCGGAAACGTTTCCGTCGGATCGCTTACCGCAACTTCGGCAACCGTCGGAGGAGTGAGCATCACCACGGGATCGAACGAGTTCCTGAAGGCTTGGGGCGAGATTGAGATTGTCTTCTCAAACACCAACCCACACACGACCCTGACCAGCGTCACCAAGTTGTCGCAGTCGGCCAACTTCACCGTTGCGCTTCTGAACGGCGGCGTCGGCGGCACTTTCCGCATCACGCTTTCAGCGACGCAGACGGCGACCGCGTACATGGTTCTGTTCCAAGACAACCATGAAGGGCAACTGTCGACGAACCTTGTGTTCCCCATCGTCACGGCAAGAACCCTGACGACGATTGACGTCACGGTCAAGAATCAGAACAACGCCGGGATGACTGGCATCATCAAGTTCTTCATTCCGAACGACTAACGCCATGATGACGATGCTCGAAATGGTCAACGACACGCTGCGTAGGCTTGGCAAGCCGCGCGTGGCCGCGCTTGACACCAGCGGAACGTCGACGCAATCGGAAGTCGAGCGTTGCATCAGCGATGCAAGCAGGCGGCTTCAGACCAAGAAATGGCTGTTCAACCATATCCCGAAGGCCAAGTACGTGGTCGTCGCCAACAATGCTTTGACTACTGCTGAAATCGCCGCTGTGCCGATTCTGCACGTCGATGCCGCTGACGACTACATGTACAAGAACTACACCATCAGGGACGGCAAGTTGTTCGACATCGAACTGAACACAAGCACGTTCGCGAAGGACACGGAGTTCTACCTTCAGGTGACGCTGCTCCTTCCGGTCACAGACCTCCCTGACTCGTTCGCGCAGTTGGTGATCGCCCACGCGGCGTTCAACTTCAACCGACACTTCGTCGGAAATCAGGCGCGCGACGCCCAGTTGCAGCAGGAGATCATGCTCGCGCAAGCGCAGGTCAACCGCGAGGAGATTCTGTCCAGCGACGTAAACGTCCTGTCCACCGCAGACGTCCGCTCCGTCAAGGGCCGCCCGGCCTTCCAGTACATCGAAGGGTACGTAGATGCCTAATCCATACACCATCGTCGACGCCATCAACCAAGTGGTCGAAACCATCGGCGAGTTCCCGATGGGCGGCACGACCCGACCAAGCGCCGGGGGCGACACGACGTCGATCTACTGGCGCGCTGAAACGTTCATCGACCGCGCCCTGTATCAGGTGCTGGCGCAAGGCTGGCCGGAGAACACGGAGCGCGCGCGCTCGTTCACGGCAAGCGGTTCGGGTTTCGTGACCCTGACTAACATCCTGTCGATCAAGGCGACCGGGCCTGACCACTACCGCACGCTGGTGATCCGAAACAACGCAGGCACGCCGACGGTGTACGACGCCGACAAGCGGACGTTCAACCTTGGGGCCAGCGCAACCGTCTTCCTCGACGTCACGGTGCTGCTTGCTTGGGAAGACCTCCCGGTCAAGTTGGCCGACGTCGTGATCGCGCAGGCCAAGTTGCTGTTCCAGCGCAGGCTTCAGAACAGCCAGTTGGCCGACAGTCAGATGCAGCAGGAATACGTGCAGTCGGAGATGCGTGCTGATCGCAACGAGGCTTCTCGAAGCGACCTGCCTCCGAACACGCAGCCGATGTTCCCCAACACCGGAGGCCAGCAGCGAGATCAGGGAGGCTAAATGCCAACGGCAAACCTGTATCAGCGCATCCCCGGGCTGATGCACGGCATCAGCAAGCAGTCGCCGACGATCCGGTATCCGGGTCAGGTTGCCGATTCGCTCAACGTCAACTTCAACGTCGTCGACGGCGCTCGCAAGCGATCAGGCACCAAGCACGTAGCCTTCATCAGCGGAGCGACGTACAACCAGCAGTACCGCTTGCACCGCATTGAGCGCGACGATGAGGAGGAATACCTCGTCGTCTGCGGGTCGGGCGGGTACATCCGAATCATCGACGTCAACGCCGGAACCATCGTCACGCCTACCGTCAGCACAGCCGCTGCGCAATATCTTGCATACGGCGGCGCGAAGGCAGAGAACCTTCGCTTTGTCACCATCGCTGACAACACCTTCATCGCGAACACGCTTCGTCCGACTGCGACCAAGTTGAATGGCGTCGGGATTGATGCCAACACGATGCCTGTTCGCATGCAGCGAACGACGACGACTCCGCTGGCATTCAGCATCGACGTGTGTACTTGGAAGGAGCGAACGTTCTACAGGCAGGTCATCGCTGCTGGATCGACAGCGCCAACCAGCGGAACGTTCAAGATGCAGTATCTAGGCAACACGACGCCGACGACCGTTCCGCGTAACGCGAACTCCAAGCAGATTGAAGAATGCCTGACCGGAAACGGCCTTGACCCCGACGACTACCCTGACGACGCCATCGAAGGCATCAGGTCAATCGTCCGTGGCAAGATCATCGTGACTGGCGGGCCTCTGCCGGAAAAGCCTATCTACATCGACTTCTCGCCCGACCTGAAGGTTGACAGCCTTATCAGCATCGTGTCGTCGACGATGAACGGCTCTGCATACACCGTTGCAAGAGGCGAGGACTTTACCCAGCCAGCGCCCAAGTTCATCGTCAGTAACCGCAAGGTCAGCGACATCGGATACTTCAGGAACAGGCTCATCCTGTGCAGCGATGACTTCGTGTTCTTCAGCGCGACGGACGACATCTTCAACCTGTTCAAGGAACGCGCCGACCTGCTCACCGATGCCGACCCCATCGAAGTTCAGTTGAGCGCCAACGACGTCACAATCGTCGATCACGTTGTACCATACCGCCGATCCGTTCTTGTCCTGACCCGGGCCGGGCAGCAGTTCGAGGTCACCAGCGGTGACGTCTTCGGCCCGGGTCAGGTTGCCGTCAGCCCAAGCACGCGATACTCGACCAAGAACATCCGTCCAGTAGCAGTCGGAGAGCGCATCTACATACTTGGCGACCATCCAAGCAAGACGCTGCTCTACGAATACTTCTACTCCGACACGGCAGTCAGCAACATCGCGGCAGAAGTCACCAAGCACGTCGACGATCTGCTTCCGGTAGACGTCATTAGCATGGACGCCAGCGCGAACAGCGACATGGTGTGCTGCATCGCACGGCCCGAAGCGGATGACATCGAACGAATCGTCATCAGCGCGCAGACCGGAAACTGGAGCACGTCATCCACGTGGGTCGGCGACGTTCCTCCGCAGCCGTATGACACGGCAATCATCGCGCCGGGACACACCGTGACGCTCGACTCGTATCCGGCGCCTGCTCCGAAGGGAACCCTGCCAGCCTCGTACATGTACGTGTACCGTTCGTACAACGTCGGCAACGAGCGCAAGCAGAGCGCTTGGAGCGTGTGGCAGTTTGGCACCGACAACGTTCAGGACGCGAAAATCATCGACGACGAACTGTTCATCCTGCGCCGTGACGACGATCAGGCGTCGGGCACTTCGGGAATCTTCGTCGAGAAGATGAACCTGACAGACGAATCGTCACCGCAGGAAGGGTGGACGAATCAGGTTCAACTCGACCAGTACCGCATGTTCAACGCTGGGCAGGGAACTTATGTTCCCGCTGGCGGCTATACATATTGGAATCTTGGCTACTACAACGCTGCCATCGACACGTGCGTGTTCGATGACTTCACGACTGCTGCCGCGACGCACGTCAACGGAACCATCCGCGTCAACGGAAACCACAGCGCCAAGAAGGTGATTCTTGGGCGCAACTACGACGCCTTCATTGAGTTGAGCGAGGTCATCTTCAGAAGCGAAGACAGGCCCATCACGGATGGACGGACGATGCTGCACAAGTTGATCGTCGACCACGTCAACAGCGGCAAGTACACGGTCGACGTCACGCGAAACCCCGGAATCTCGACGTCTACCGCGTTCGTTCCTACTGGAGGCTTCGACGACAGCGGCCTGCACACATGCTGGGTGAGCACGCAGGCAAACAGGTGCGTCATCAAACTCACTTCTGACACCATCCTTCCGGTCACTTGGAGCGGTGTCGAGTACCACGGTACGTTTGCAACCTTGCGGGAGTACAAGCAATGACAGGTGGAGAAATCGCAGCAGTCATCGCCATCACGGCTGCAAGCGCGGCGGCATCGACCGCGAGCGCCGTGATGATGAACCAGCGGATCAAGCAGGGCATCGCCATGCAGGCCGCAGCGAATCAGGATCGTCAGAAGCAACTGACGGCCCAGCGCAATCTCATCGAATCGCAGATCACCGACCGCGCTGCGGCAGAGTCTCGCATGAAGGAACGCGAGGCGGCGGCAGCGCGCGGGCGACTGCGGGCCGGAGCGGCTATGGCTGGCCTGTCGACTGGCAGCGGCGTCGGCGAGCAGATGATGAACCAACTGTTCTTCGACGAGTCGTTTGCCAAGGACATGATCGAACGTGGCCGATACGAAGCCGTGCGCCGTGCCAACCTTGACTACCAGCAGCAGCAGTTGTCGAGCACGCAGGCGTACCAGTCGCAGGCCATGAACTACTCCATGCAGGCACAGAACCCGTTCCTTTCGGGCATCACGGGTGGCCTTCAGGGACTTGGTACTGGACTGTCAATCGCTGGCGGCATGCGACAACTGCAAGGCCCAAATAAGGACATGTTCGGTAGCCCACTTTCGTAAACACCATGCCACAGCGAAACGAAACCCCTCGACTTCCGACGACGCTGCTGCAAGGCAACGAACTGCCGCCGCCGCCCGACTATCGGTTTCGCACCGATCCGGTGCCTGTGTTCGCTGTCAACGTTCCCGACCAGTTGCAGCAGATCATGCTCGCCCTGCGGTCGGCGCAAGGCGCGTTCAACGAACTTGGTCAGTTCTACGCGCAGGAGCGCGCGGGCAAGCGCGAGTACGCAACGATGAAGCAGGGTCAGGGGGCCGACGCTGCTATGGACGACATCGCCATCGTCAAGCAGTTGCCGAAGGCGCCGTTCGATCCCAACGTCGCCAAGTACGCGCCGCCTGACGCCGTGCGCGACGAAGACCTGCCCG